CATCGTGTTCTGCCTGTACGCGGAGGATTCCGGACTCTTCCAGCCGGCAGGAGCCTTCGACTCGTACGTGAGAGGGTTCGAAGCCCGCCATCTGCGCAGTGGCATGCTCGACCTGTTCAAGGTACTTGACACCCCGTATGCGGATCGCGGCCCGTACCTGGACGAGGACTTGAAGCGCTTCCCCTATGTGAACGGCGGCCTGTTCGCCGAGGAGATCGAGATCCCGCAGTTCACGGATGCCATCCGCGACGCGGTTCTCTACGCGAGTGAGAGCTTCGACTGGAAGGGCATCAGTCCCGTCATCTTCGGCTCCCTCATGGAGGAGACCCTGAGCCACGACCAGCGGCGTGCGGGCGGCATGCACTACACCACCGTGGAGAACATCCACCGCGTCATCGACCCCCTCTTCCTGGACGATCTGAAAGACCGGCTGAACGCCATCGAGACAACACCGATGGGAGAGAAGGCACGGGAGAACCGGCTGCGCGAATTCCAGACCATGATCGCAAACCTCCAATTCCTCGAAAACAAGACGCAAAATTGGATACCATTTAACGTTGCCTGTGCCTAGTGGTGTCGGTTTTGATTTAGAGGTGTCGCTTTGAATGTCGGCTGTTCTGGCTGGCTTTTTTATTTTAGCAAGGTTCTTTTCTAAAATCTGAAAGAAAAGTGAAAAAGTGCTTGACGGGGACAAAGTCCCTACTTGCTATATTGAGATCAGAAAGGAGGTCGACGATATGAGGCCAAAGGAAATACAGAAGAAGCTGGGAATCAATGCTGATCGGATTAAGCTGTTTAAAAGAGAAGGCGTCTTTACACCGGAGAATCCCCCTTCTGGGAATCGCGGGACAGATTATACGGAGTCTGACTTCAAGAACCTTCAGTTTCTTGTGGTGCTTACCAAAATGGGTTTGACTTGTAGCGATATACGAAAAATGCAAGAAGGCGATTGCACACTTGAAGAAGCAGTCAATTATCGTAAAAACCAGATAGAAGCCGATATGGAGAAGAAACGCAATGCACTGACATTGTTATCAGATCTGCTCCAGAATCAAGAACAATTTGAAACATTCCATACTGAGCACTATTGGGACATTATCACAGAGAGAGAATCCAAGGGCGAGGAATTTATCGACGTCGAGGATATGTATGGATACAGTTCGGTGTCGCTTATTCGCACTGTCAAATGTCCGTATTGCGGAGATGAATCAGAGATTGATCTTGAGGATTATGAGACCGGTACAAGCAGCTACGATAATGAAATAGGTATGGGCGAGGATATGGTGTATGAATTCGACACGGAAGATAATCTTGAATGCCTTAAGTGTGGTAGGAAATTTCGGATATCAGGCTGGATCAGGGAATATCCAATGGGAGCTTACGATTCAGAAGATATCAAAGTTGATGAATTAGCAGATGATGACTGATCAGCTCAAAATCATAGATGAGCAAATATTAATGCAAAAGGAGGAACCGACTATGGCAGTTGTACAAGAAGCATTTGACATTCCTGCTGATATCATGACCAAATTGTTGACTGGCGAATATCGTAGGATCGGTGGAGTAGTAAGACATGCTGTCGGGCCGCGCAAGGGGCAGATTGTAAAGCATTTGGACCCTGTGGATTTGAAAGAAGCCGAGCAAGCGCAGAGTCTCGGGACACAGGCTATGAATTTTGCAAAGAAGAATAAGAGAGGATTGATCATCGGTGGCTTGATTACTGGCGCACTCGTAGTGGGTGGAGTTGTCTATCACGTGATAAAAAATCATGAACCAGCTGTTGTAGCTCATTTCAGAGAATCTTTGCGTACATATATTGACGAGATCAGGGTAGGGAACTTAGATATCGATACTATAGAGACTTTGATGGCAGCATTGAATGAGTTGAAACATCATAAGAATTACGAGAAATTTAAATTCGAACTATCTACACAGGAGTTGGATGTCCTTGTAGGAAGGATTTATGAGTATACCATTAGATTAGCTGAAAATAACAAAGTCGAGCTTACAGAACAAGAACTCAGCAGGACAGACAATTCGATTTTGAACCTGCAGAATTATTTACAAACACAAAAACGTATATTCGAAAAAGTGGCTTAATGATTAGCGCCTCCCTCAATGTCTGAATTGAAGGAGGCGTTATTCTAAGTATTTACTGCTATGCTTTGATTTCCTGTCCGTTCCGGAAGGTCACGCGTATGTCGTCCTTGGCATGGACGGTGAGATGGTCGACCAGTCCGTTGAAGGCGTCGACGGAGAATTCCGTCAGGGTGCCGGGCGTTTTCTCGAATGCCTTGAGGAAGTCCTCGACACCGGCTTTCCGGGACTGCGTTTCCTGTATCCTGTCGCTCAGCTCAGTGATTTCCTTCTTGAGCTTGTCGTACCGGGCGGAAAGGTCGTCGTAGCGTTTCTGGTAGTCGGTCTGGTCGAGCGCGGTGTGGGCGTTCTCCGTGATGTTCTGTTGGACGGCGTCGGCGACGATCTGCGCGTCCTCGATCAGACGCTCGCGTTTCTGCTCCATCTCGTTGGTCTGGAAGAGCAGTCCAAGCATCTCCTTGCCGTTGGAGATGACCTCGGCTTTCGAGGCGAGGAGCTTGTTCGCGGCTGACAGGAAGGCGGCCTTCACCTCGTCGTCCGTCAAGGCAGGTGTTCTGCATTTCTCCCCGTGGTCGTACTTGTGGTTGCAGTGCCAGATGACCTTACGGTATTTGTCGTTCGAGTGCCAGACCTTCGAGCCGTAGAAGGAGCCGCACTCTCCGCACCGGATCTTGCTGGAGAACTGGTGTACGCCGCTGTGGTATTTCTTCCCCTTGCCGCGGTTCTCCATCTCGCGCTGGACCATGTCGAAGGTCTCCGGAGGGATGATGGCCTCGTGGTCGCCCTCCACGTAGTATTGCGGGATCTCGCCCTCGTTGACCTTCGTCTTCTTCGTCAGGTAGTCGACGGTGTAGGACTTCTGCAATAGGGCGTCGCCCTTGTATTTCTCGTTGGAGAGGATGGATCTGACGGTGCTGATGCTCCAATTGTTCTTGCCGCCCGGCGTCTTGATGCCGTCCGCGGCCAGCTTCTTGGCGATCCCGTTGTAGGTCATGCCCTGAAGGAACATTCGGTAAATGCGTTTCACGGTCTCGGCTTCCTTCTCGTTTAGGACGAGTTCCCCGTTCGGGCCGCGGTCGTATCCGAGGAACCGGTTGAACGGGACCGTCACCTTGCCGTCCGCGAAACGTTTCCGCTGGCCCCAGGTGCAGTTCTCCGAAATGCTGCGGGATTCCTCCTGCGCGAGGGAGCTCATGATCGTGATGAGAAGCTCGCCCTTGCCGTCGAACGTCCAGATGTTCTCCTTCTCAAAATAGCACTCGACGCCATGATCCTTGAGCTTGCGGATCGTGGTCAGGCTGTCCACGGTGTTTCTGGCGAATCGGCTGACGGACTTGGTGACGATGAGGTCGATCTTTCCGTCGAGGGCGTCCTCGACCATGCTCTGGAAGCCAATACGCTTCTTGATGCCGGTTCCGCTGATTCCCTCGTCCGTGTAGACGTTCACGAACTCCCAGTCGTCACGGGATTTGATGTAGTTCGTGTAGTAGTCGATCTGCGCCTCGTAGCTGGTGAACTGGTCGTCATGGTCGGTCGAGACGCGGGCGTATCCGGCGACCCTGCGTTTTTTCTTCTCGGTGATGGGAGTGGAGGAAAAGCGCGTACGGGACGCCGGGATCGTGGTCACTTTCTTTTGCTGTCCCAATGTTTCTCACTCCTTGTTTTCTTCGTACTTTCGCTGGTTTTCTGCCTGCGTTCCGGCGTGAGGCTATCCCGGATGGCTTTGGTCTGCTTTTCGCGGCGCTCGTCCGTCCATGGGATGCCTTCCTTACGGAATTCGTAGTCGCGTTTGACAGTCGAGCCATCTTTGAGATGGAATGTAAGATGCGTCAGCCCACGGACCGAGATGAAGTCGATGCGTTCCTTGAATGCTTCCTCGCCGAATTCCTCAAGACCCAGCACCTGTGCGATGATTTCCTTCAGATGATCCTCACGCAGGCTTTTCCCGGGATGCGTTTTCTTGTCGGCGCATGACCAGTAGGCGTTTTTATGTCCGTCTGCCATGGTCGTGGTCTGCTTGCGGTAGTTGCAGTCGCATTCCTCGCATCGGATCTTCGTGGTGAAGCAGGTGATGTCGCTGCGGGTCGTCGGATGCCGTTTCCTGTATTCGGAGGCTCTTTTCCTGTGAGCGTCCGTCCAGCTTTCCTTTTTCGCGTTCCGGTACCAGTGGTGTTCAAGAGTGCTTCCGTCCGTGAACTCGAAGATCATGGTCCCGGCCTCGGGTATGGTGATCTGCTTCACGCGTTCACTGAAGGCATCCTCGTCGAATTCCGGTGTTCCGAGCATCCGGGCGCATTCCTCTTTCAGTACGTCCTCGCGGATGGTTCCGCTCTTGCAATACGGGCAGTTGTTCCTTTTATGGGAGGTGCAGGCCCAGAAGGTATATTTCTCGCTGAGCAGGCTCATCTTTGCACGGTTTGTTCTTGTGGAACGGACGAAGCTCCGTCCGCACAGTCCGCATTTGATTTTCGTGGAGAAGCAGTTGAGCGTGAGCGCTTTGTTGCCAAAGCAGCCGAGCTCCCTGCGCCGTGCCATCTCAGCCTGTACATAGTCGAATGTCTCTTTGTCGATGATGGCGGGATGCGTGTTCTCCACGTAGTATTGCTGCAGCTCGCCGTGGTTCTTCTTGACCTTTCCGGTGATGGGATCGGAGACGTATTCCTTCTGGTAGAGCATGTTGCCGGTATAGGTGACGTTCGTGAGGATCAGCTTCAGGTTGGAATCCACCCAGCGGTAGCCGCCTCTGGTTTTGATGCCTTCGGCGGCGAACTCCTTCTCTGTTTCCTGCCGGGATTTCCCGTCAAGGAAGTTCTGGTAGATGCGTCGCACGATCGCGGCCTCCTCAGGGACGATGACCATCTCGTCACCTTCCCAGCGGTAGCCGTACACGTTCATATGGCCGTTGGCGTATGGAATGCCTGCCTGCATGCGCTTTCGGATGCCCCATTTCACATTGGTGGAGATGCTCTCGGATTCGGATTGTGCGAACGAGGCGAGCAGTGTCAGCATGACCTCGCCGTCGCCGGACAGCGAATTGATGTGTTCCTTCTCGAACCGAACCTCGATGCCCAGGTCCTTGAGATGCCGGACGGTCTCCAGAAGGTCGACCGTGTTCCGGGCGAACCGCGATATGCTCTTGGTGAGGACGATGTCGATCTTCCCGGCCTCGCAGTCCTCGAGCATTCTCTGGAATTCCGGGCGTCTCGCCGTGCCGGTGCCGCTGATGCCTTCATCGGCGTAGACGCCTGCGTATCGCCATTCCGGGTTCTTCTGGGTCAGCTCCGAGTAATAGCTTATCTGCGCGGAGAGGGAGTGGTGAAGCCGTTCGGTCTCCATGGACACGCGGGCGTATGCCGCCACCTTTTTCCGCGCCGGAAGAGCCTTGACCTTTGGCTCTATCTTTGTGATTTTCGGCATGGTATCACTCCTTTCGTCTCGTCCATATATCACTCTGAAACAGACACATAGCAAGTGCTACCGGGGTGACAGTGTGCCGATCACCGGGCTGTATTTCTCGCGCATTCTGGCATCGATGACCGCGTATTCCTCCTCGGTGACGAGCCCCTGCCCCAGCATCGCGCGGAACATCTCCATGCTGGCCTGATAGAGTTTTTCGCGTTCGAACTGCTCGTCAGTCATGCCCGTCACCCCCTTTGAACCGGTCCTGGATGTAGCAGGCGTGGGAGCAGTACTTGCGGTGGCGGTTTCCATAGGCCGTGAAGGGTTTCCCGCAGCAGGCGCAGGTGAATGTGTAGAACGCCTTCCTGTTGATGTCGCCGGGGTGGCTGTTCCACCATCTGAGGCGGCAGGCGTCGGAGCAGAACCTCGCTTCCTTCCGACCGGGTCGCTGCGTGAGAGGTTTCCCGCAGCATTGGCAGTATGACTGGCCCGGCGTGTTTCCTCCATCGGGATCGGCGAGCCTTCCGGCGAGGTCGTTTCGTCTGCAGTAGGCCGATACCTGGCTTTTGGTGAGCCCGAGCGCACGGGCTATCGCGGCATATCCGTGTCCTTCTTTGCGGAGGCTGCGTATTTGTTCTTTTTGCTCTGTGTTCATGAAAACACCTCCCGTCGCTTTCCACTGGAGAAAGGGCCGGGGTGTGAGCGGAAACAAAAAGGCCCGCAGGCATTCCGACGAGGGAACGCCTGCGGGCGTACGGGTGTGGATGGTCATTTCACGCGGATCTTCCAGCCGACCTGGATGAGGTTCACGTTCCTGATGAGCGAGCTGTTGAGCTTCTGGATGGCAGAGACGCTTGTGCCGTACTTGCTTGCGATGGCCGAGAGCGTGTCGCCGCGCTTCACCGTGTGGTAGGCGGCGGATGGCTTGGCGGCGGATGCTCCTAGCTTCTCGTTGACCTTTGCCTGCACGGCGTTGTAGTCGTATCCGGCGGCGGTGAGCCTGTTCCTTCGGTCGTCTCCGTTTCCCCATTTCCCGGCGATCACCTCGGAGGCGATCTCGTCCACGGACTTCTTCGCGGGCGTTGCCGCCGGGGTGCCGCCGGTCGTCGTGCCTTTCGCGTATCCGTTGAAGCCGCCGTTCTTGATCGCAGACGGGTAGTCCACGTAGGACAGGTCCATGTCGACGTTTCCGCTGATGCCGCTTACGCGTCCAGTGGAGGAATACTGCCAGATGCCGTAGGATCCGGCGTACGTGCATTTCGAGGCGTACTGCGCGACCCAGTGGGTGTATGCGGTGAGCTTGGAGTCGTCCATCCTCTCGCGGAACCCGGAATTTGTGGAGCCGTAGATGCCGACGAAGTATCCGGCGGCCTCCATCGTCTCGCAGAAGGCGATCGCCGCCTCCGTGATCCCGGCCTTCGCCGAGGCGGGCTGCGCCTCGTTGTCCATGAAGACCGGGTATTCGAGCTGCTTGCCTGTGAGGAGCTGGATGAACCTTTCGGCGTCCGCTTTCCCGGCGGTGGCGTTTACGCATTTCGGGCCGACGAAGTAGTAGGCCCCGACCGCGATGCCGTTCGTCTTTGCGTCCTTGTAGTTGGCCTCCCATTTGCTGTCCGTGTAGAATCCGTCATCCGAGCCTCCGGCCTTGATGATGGCGAACTGGACGCCGGACGCCTTTGCCTTCGCCCAGTCGATGTTTCCCTGCCAGTGGCTTACGTCGATTCCTTTGATGGCCATGTTATTGTTCCTCCTTGTCGTTTCTGTCGTGCAGTTGTTCCAGTGCGTTTTTGAGCTTCTCCGGTATCGGAAGGCCGAGGTGTGCGGCGTTCTCGGTGAGGGAGAGCCCTTCGTTCGAGATGTAGAAGAAGATGGCCGCCGTCCTCAGGACCCCTTCGTGGCCGAGCACGTGGATGTCGAGGATGTTGGCGATGCCGACCAGGATGAAGATCAGCATTTTGCGGTAGATCCCTTTGAATCCGACGGCGCTTGAGAGCTTCCTGTCGGAGATGGCGCACAGCACGCCGGTGATGTAGTCGCAGACCACGAAGATGATGAGCGCGATGAGTAGCCCGTCGCAGCCTCCGAGGAAGTAGCCGAGCCATCCGCCGATTCCGGCGAAGATGAGCTGGATGATTGACCAGAATTCCTTCATGTGTAGACCTCCTTTGAAAATTGGCATGAAAAAAGGCCGTCCGCGCGGTCGCGGGCAGCCATGGGTGCTGGTATCCGTGTTCCGTTATCCGGTTTGCCTTGGGAGCGCCTCCCAGAGCCTCAGGTCCTCCTGTCCGAGGGACCAGATCGCGATCCCGCGGAGCCTCCACCGGTAGGCCGCCTGATTCGCCCAGTAGACGAGCGAGTCCACGTCCTGGTAGTAGAGGATCGAGAATCCGTCCGCGTCCCCGAGGAACAGGCGTGACAGCCAGATGTTGATGTCCCGTGGCGTGACGGTAATCGTGTAGTCGCTTCCGCATTCGAGGGCGAGCTGCGCCGAGTGGTAGAACTCGTAGTCCATGGAGATGGATTCGCTTCTCGTGGCGGGTTCCTCCACGTCGGAGGTCAGCGTGAACACCTGGAACTCGTCGTCCCATGTGCAGTCCGTGCGGCCGATCCTGCCATACTGCGTTGCGGTGCCGTCCGGGAATGTGACGTCGAAGCGCTCGTATGGCTCGTAGGTCCATGCGTCGCCCATGCGCAGAAGCTCGCACACGGTCCGGTTGTCGCTCTGGTATCCTGCCTCGCCGCCGGTGAATCCGCTGGTGCTCACGGTGAAGCGGAGCGTGGAGGACGCGCCGGAATAGACGCGCACCGTGTTTCCCCGGATCCGCATCTCGATGGTGTACATCGTGGGGGCGATCCGAAGATCGGCCGACCGTGTCTGGCTGATGTTCTGGCCGTAGCTTCCGAGTTTCGTGCTGCCGTCCCAGAGTTCCACGGCCTGCGTGTCATAGTCGAGGCAGCAGAACAGGCTTCCGCAGAAGACCCCGGCGCGTCCGGTGCTTCCGGAGGGGAACGCGAGGCGCGCCCGAAGGTGGATGTCGCGGAAGCCGTCGTAGTTCCATGCGAATTTCCCTCTTCCGTCAAGCTGCGAGTAGACGCGCTCCTCGGAGTGGTCGTCCTCCCGCCAGATCTTCCACGAGCCGGACAGGGTCTGCCAGTAGCCGGTGTCGAGCATGCCGTAGTCCTCGAAGTCCGCGTACCAGATGAGGGCGGAGTCGGGTTTCCTGCGGAGCACCTCGGCCGTGAGCTTGAAGCCTTTGTCCGGTTGGCATTCGTTCCCGTTAACGTCGATGAGCTTCCGGGGAGAGAGCGTGAAGGACGCGGACCCGGCGGACGGCGCTTCGGAAAAAGCGGAGCAGACGCGGAACCCGTGGAACTGCACGCCCTTCACGTCGACCGACACCGTGATGGTGTGCGACCCGGCGGAAAGCGTGATCCCGTTCGCGAGGCTCGCCCAGAAGGTGCTTCTCCAGTATGGCCACCACAGGCGGGACTCCGCGAAATGTTTCCTGGTTCCGTCGATCGACACGTAGATGCCGTTCTTGTCCCAGAAGGGATAGCAGAGGCGCACCGCGATGTCGTAGGTTCCGGAGGACGGGACGGTGAAGCGGTAGGCCGCGCTCCCCGCGTCGCCCATGACGGCGATGCCGTTTTCGCTGGAGACGATGCCCGTGTGGCTGTCCGGCGTCCCGTCGTGGTCCGCGTAGATTGTGCCGAACGTGGCTTTCTGCTGCTTGCCGTAGGCGGTCAGGTAATGATGCCGGTTGTAGGTGCCGTTCAGCTGCGGGTACTCGTAGCTTGTGGCGTCGCGGCCTTCCATGAAGTCGTAGACCTGCGGGAAGGCGTAGGGCACCTTGTTGTAGTCGTCCCAGTACGCGAGGATCGGGATGAACGGCTGCGGCGGCTTGTCGTCCGTGAAATTGTACTTGCCGGTCATCCAGTTCTTCGCCGCGTAGTAGGTGTTGGACACGCCCCGGTAGGTGTTGCCGAGGTTCTCCGGCGTGTCGTGGATCTGCCAGTTCCATCCGTAGGCGGGAAGCCCCATGAACACCTTGTCCGGTGTCATGACGCGGGATGCGTAGTCGTAGATGCCGTCCAGCCAGTCCTTCGGGGACACGGGCCCGGGGGCGGAGCCCGCCCATGCCATGCCGTAGCTCATGATGGCCGCCGTGTCGCAGTACGGGCTCAGGTCCGCGTAGACGCACCAGTTCTCGCCGCCGACCGAGCCGTTCACCGAGTCCATGCCGGGAAGGCAGATGTTGACCTTCTTCGTGCTGTCATAGGCTTTGACCGTGTTCCAGATGTTCCGGAACATGGCGGTGGACTTGGCGTGCGTGGAGTAGTCGCCGCCCCGTTCGAGGTCGATGTCCACGCCCGCGCACCACGGGTATTTCTCCATGATCCGGACAAGCTCAGTCAGGAACTTGTCCTGCGCGCCATCCGTGTTCTCCCGGAGCGCGGTGAACACGCTGGATGTCCCGTCGTTCCGGACGGTCAGGAGCCAGGTGATGTGCGGATACCTGTTCACATAGGTGAGCATGCCGCTGATCGCCACGCCGGATTCCGTGATCGTCCCGGTCGCGTCCACCTTGAAGGAAAAGAGGCCGACCTGTGACAGGCGGTCCCCGTAGTTCTTCAGTGCGGTGTGCATCCTCGTGTTTCCCATGAACGTCCACACCATGCATTTGCGGCCTTTGAGTACATCCAGGCTCATATCTGATCGCCGTCCTCCATTTCCCGGAACTCCACGTAGAGCCGTGCCGATTTCCTGTCCTCGACCGTCACCGGATGCTTGCTGTCCCCGGCGGCGGAGTACTGGAAGAACCCGTCCTTCGAGGAGGACTCGCCGTTCTTCAGGCACTCGCGCGACGATGCGAGAAGGGAGAGCCTGTCACCGGCGGCCGCCGCGTCGGCGAAGGTCGCCTTGTGCGCTCCCGCTCCAAGGGAGAGGCTGATGCTTCCGGCCTTCATGTCCTGATTGGGCGTGATCTTCCAGTCGAGCCCCGTGCTGGTCCTGCCGAGGTTGAAGACGATGCAGGTCATGCTCCCGCGGACGATGCCGTTGTAGAAGCGTTTCCCGGAGACCGCGTATCCGTCGCCGGTCGCATAGGCCTTCTGGAGGGTCCCGGTGTTGGCGGCGTATCCGGAGAGGCGGTCTCCTTCCTGCAGCATGAGGTCGGTGAACCAGACCGTCCCCGTGCAGTCCTTCACCAGCGGTTTCACGGTGATTGAGACGATGCGCTTCTTTTCCTTTTTCGCGACGGTTTCCATGAACCTTGTGAATACCGGCATGATCACTCACCGTCCTCGGTCCACTTGATCTCGCTGACATGCCCGACCCAGCCGGTCGCGATGGAGCCTCCCTGAAGGAGCATGTCGGTGATGGTGACGGTCCCGGTGCAGTCGGTCACGCAGACGCGGACCCGTATCTTGCCGACATGTCCGTTCTGCGGGGAGACCGCCTGCGCCACATGTGAGAATGAAGCCATTTGGGCACCTCCTTTACATCAGGTCGATCAACCGTGTCTCCGTCGTCCCGTCCTCGTATTCGAAGGTGACCTCCACGCCGACCTGCCCGCTTTCGCCCATCGTGAGATCGTCCGACGCGATCTGGCAGGAGAACGTGTAGCTGTCCCGGTTCGCCGGGGTCACGGTCTGCGTCAGGCTTTTCGTGGTGCCGAGCGCGCCTTCGCATTTGAAGGAGGCCGTCCCGGAGACGCCGTTCTTCGTATCCACCTCGAATCCGGAGTTCTCCCAGTAGGAGAGGCCGGAGTCGGCTCGGGAGTTCTTCAGATGATTGAACGGCACCAGGTCCTGCATTTCCTGGCTGTCGACGAGATTCGCCCCGGCGAGCGTGTCGGCGGCGGCGTCCCACTGCGAGGAGGAGTCGCCGAGCTCCCGGAGAGTGGTCGACAGTTCGAGGACGGTGTTCCACGGTTCGCGCAGGTTGTACTCCCGGCGCACGATCCTTGTCTTGATGGAAAGGCCCAGCTCGTCGTCCTTCACGGTCACGATGTCACCGAGCTTCCATCTCTCGTGCCCGTAGCCGGTGAGGACGGAGAGGTCCATCGCGTTCAGCACATAGGAGACGCGCGGGCTGGCGTAGTCGGCGAGACGCATGCTGGCGTACTCCAGCATCTGGTACGGGTTCGTGAAGTTCGAGCAGTCGAGCGTGGATATGCGGGTCTCGTCCGTGTACGTGGTGTCCTCGACGTACTCCTTGCCGTCATTGATGGACGCGAAGGTCATGCCGTCCTTGCCGTAGGCGTAGAGCCGTGTGATGAGGCTCTGCGTGTCGATGACGCGCTTGATGGACTTCATGTTCTTCCTGTAGCAGAAGAGCGCGCCGGAGTCCGTGCCGCTGAAGGCCAGAAGGCTCACGGTCCTGTTCCTGTTGTCGAAGATGAGGTCGCCTCCGTGGAGGTCCTGCACCTTCCTCAGGACCGCGAGGGCGTTTTTCTCCGTGGAAGTCCAGGTGCGCTTCGTGCGGACGTTGACGGTTCCGAGCGTCCAGCCGGTGTCCTTAAGCGCGTAGGCCATCGGGACGTCCGCCGTGTCCGCGTTGAAGGTCTGCTCCGTTTTCTTCACGGAGAACCCGAGGTCGTAGAACGCGGCCTCGGCGTACACGGAGGTGATGGCGGTGCCCTGCTCGCTCTTCTCGTCCGTGATCGTGCGGATGCGGTAGGTGTCGCCGCCGACGGAGACCTGTTTCTCGTTTTCGAGATGCTGCCGCTTGACGTCGCGGAACGGGAGGTTGAATTCCAGCGTGTCGATGCCGTTGATCTCGCCGGTGACGATGATGTCGTAGGCGTTTTCGAGCACGGCCTCCGTGTTGTCGTCGCTGTCAAGGACGACGAGGTTTGTCTGGTCTGCCATTTTGCGTCACCTCCATCTGCTTCGTGCGTTGATGACGAGTCTTTTGAATGCCGATTCCCCCGGAACGGACAGGCTGATCCCCTTGAGTGTCGGGGTTTTGCCTGTGTCGGTTGTCGTGAGCGTGAGCCGGAAGCGGATGTATTGCCCCGCCGCGGACTTGACGCTTCCGTCATCCCCGGGCGTCGCCCAGTCGCTCCAGGTCGCAAGGTCGTCCGATGTCGAGGTCTCGATGCTGATCCCGGTCCCGTCCGGCAGGTCCGCGTCCACGGAGGCAAGGCAGGTGCCTTCGATCCCGTAGGCGATGGCCGCGGTGGTGAGCGTCCCGGACGATGGGTATGCGCCGCTCGTGGCTTTCAGGGTCACGGCGTTTTCGGTCGTGAGCCCGTCCACGCTGGCGTCGGAGTCCGCGGCGTTCGCTGACAGGGATTCCCTGAGCCACAGGGAGATGTCGTCCGCGGTGAGGCTGGAGTCGCAGTCGAGGAACCAGTCGTCGAAGTTCCCCGCGTACCAGTAGGAGTCGGCGTGCATGCCCCAGACGAGATCCGCCGTGCAGGACGCGTTGAGCGTCCCGGTGAAGCCGAGGACGTCGGACTGCCAGACCGCGCCGGTGCTCCGGCTGCCGAGGATGTACTGGGCGGTCTTGGCAACCGGCTTGATGAGGCAGGCGATGAAATACCAGGCGGTGTTCTCCAGCGTGAAGGACGGCGTCACGGACTGGTCGAGGATCAGCGTGCCGGTCGAATCGTAGAGCATGATCCTCGGTTTTCCGGACAGGAGCGACAGGTAGAGGATCGGCTGGCCCGGGCCGTAGCGCGTGTTGAAAAGCGGGCAGAACGTGTTTCCGACCGAGTAGGTGGTCGGCATGAACCATCCGCCGACGGCGATCGTTTCGCCGAGCGTCTGGAAGATCGTGCCGTCGTTCGTGACCTTGAGGTAGGTCCTCTCGGTCGACGGGTCGTTGATGTTCATCCGGAAGGATCGTCCGAGATGCCCGGTCGGAAGGCTTGCGGTCGTTCCGCTCCAGCCGCTGATCACCGCGCTCCGGCTTTTGCCGGAGGAGTCCGCAAGGCTCGTATTCGAGTCAGGTTCGGATTCGTTGAACCGCCACAGGCCGTCTGCTCCCCATGGGGATGGCACCTGTCCGGTGAACGCGTCCTGCGTGTTCATCTGCTTCACGACCTTCGTCGTGCTGCTGTCCGCGTCGACCGCGAGCGTGTTCTCCCCGGCCTTGAGCTTCGGGAAGTCCAGGCTGTCGATGAGCGGAAGGCCGTTCCGGAGCGTGTTCCCGTCCGCGTCCGTGACCTTTGCCGTCATGAGCGAGGAGTCGATCACGAGGATCTCGTCCTTGGTGAGCCTTCCGCTTATTTCGAGCGCCTTGCCGTTTGTGGTGATGATAGCCTTTTTGTCCTTCGTGAGCTCCGCCGAGAGGGAGTAGACCGGGAGGGAGTCCGCGTTCCCGAGGCTCCGGCTCACCATGAAGGTGCCGGGCTCGGTGAACCCGTAGGTCTCGTCCGCCTCGGCGTAGGCGTACGGGTCCGGGCACAGGAACGTGAGGTCGAAGGTGCAGGAGTTCCGCACAGCCTTGTCGAAGGAGAATCCGCCTTCGAGCCTTGCCCGGTATACGCGTCCGGGCTCTTTGTCGAGGATGAGGTCCTTGAGGCCGCTATCCGGGTTCAGCCATGCGATGATCTCGTCCTTACGTGCGAGGAACTCCTCGTCGGATCTGCCCGGCGGGATGAAACAGGAGATCTCGATCTTTCGTTCTCCGATGGTCTCCCCGAAGTCGAACACGCCCTCGCGTCCCGGGACGGTGACCGTGTTATTGGTGAAGTCCGGCATCCTGTTTTCCTTCGTCTGCCGTGTGGCAAGGCCGAAGCTCTGGGATGTCCGTCCGTTGAATCTGAATCCCATTTAGATCACCGTTCCTTTCGCGCGGCGGCTTCCCACGAGCAGGGTGTTGAGCTGCTGGGAGATTTTCCGGATATCGTCATCGTTCCGTACGCTCATCGTCTCGATGTTGATGAGAGGGCCGTTGTTGCCCGTGGAGGCATCGCTCACGGCGTCGCGAATCATGGAGCGAAGGGGGCCTGTGCCGACGACGGCCTCGTCCCCGGCCTCGCCTCCGCCAAGAAGCGTGCCGTTCGACTGTCCGAAGATCGTCGCGTCCTTCAGGATCATGCCGCCTTCCATCGCCTTCTTGTACCAGGAGACGGAGAAGTGCGGGATGCTCGGCGGGTTCAGGCTAAAGCTTCCGGTTATGGAGAAGTGCGGGAGCTTGATCTTCGGCAGGCTCCACTTGAAGTTGAAGACATTCTCGAGCTTTCCGACGATCCCGGAGACGAAGCTCCAGATGCCGTTGAACACGGAGGAGAACGTGCCCTTGATGCCGTTCAGGATCCCGGAGATCGTGCTCTTGATCGTATTGAACGCTCCGGTGATGCCGCTCTTCATCGTGTTCACGACAGCCATCACGGCCGACTTGATGCCGTTCCAGATCGAGGTCACGACGGACTTCACGCCATAGAGGATGGTGCTGGTCGCGGTCCCGATGGCGTTCCATGCCGTGGAAACGGCGGTGCCGATCGCGCCCGCGACGGTGGTGATCACGGTCCTGATCGCGTTCCATATGGTGCTGACCACGGCCTGGATGGCTGTGAGAACCGTCGTGATGACTGTCTTGTAGATATTGAAGTAGGCCGTCACCACGGTCTGGATCGCCGTGAATATGGTCGTGAGGAACGATGTGATGCCGTTCCAGATGGTCTGGATCACGGTGCTGATCGCGTTCATGACCGTTTCGACGACGGTCCTGATTCCGTTCCATGCGCCGGAGAGGAATGTGCCGATTCCCGTCACGGCGGTGGTGAACACGCTGGTGATCGCCGTCCAGATCGTCGTGAAGAAGTCCTTGATCGCCGTGAACACCGTGACCGCGACCTGCTGGATGTTGTCCCAGAGGCCGGTCCAGAAGTCCCGGAAGCTCTCGCAGTTGTTCCACAGGTAGACGAACGCGGCGACGAGAAGCCCGATGGCGGTGATGACGAGGCCGATCGGGTTCGCCGCCATGGTCGCGTTGAGCCCGGTCATGACGGTCTTCACCGCGGTGATCGCCGAGGTGACCTTCGGGATGACGGTGAGGATCGTCCCCACCGATGTGATCAGCTTTCCGACGATGATGAGCACGGGTCCAACGGCCGCGGCGACGAGCGCGATCTTCACGATGGTCTCCTGAACGGGGCCGGGGATGGTGTTCCAGACGTCCGCGAACCTCTGGAGCGCTGCGGAAATGTCCTGCAGGACTGGCTGGAGGACGGTTGCGAGGCTGTTTCCGATGTCCGCCCCGACTTCCTTCAGGGAGTTCAGGGTCATCTGGAACTGGTCGATCGGGTCGAGCGTCTCGTTGAAGGTGTTCTCCACGCTGCCGGAGAAGTCGCCGAGCGTGCCGGACAGGTCGTCGAGGTTGAGTTTCCCGCTCTGCACGGCGTTGTAGATGGACGCGCCCGCCTTGCTTCCGAACAGGTCGTAGGCAGCCTGCAGCTTCTCGGTGTCCGACTTGTTGGAGTTCATCGTGTCGGAGAAGCCCTTGAGCGCCTCGTCGAGGGTCATGCCGTCGTCCGCGGCGTTTTTCATGGCCTTCTTGAGACCGGCCATCGCCGTGGAGGTGTCAAGGCCGGACATCTCGACCATGCCCATGAATCCGGCGGCCTGCTGGGCGGTGAGTCCCATCTCCTTGAACTGCGCGGCGTTCTGCGAGAGGTCGTTCGCCAGCGTGTCCATGGAGATTCCGGTCGCCTGCCCGGTGGTGTTGAGCGCGTCGAGGAGGTCGCCCGCGTCGTCCGTGGACTGCCCGAAGGCGTTCAGGACGGAGGAGACATTGTCGACGGAGGTGGACACGTCCGTGTCATTGAGCTGCGCGAACTTGATGAACTTTCCGGACAGGTCCTCCAATGCCTGCCCGGTGAGCCCGAACCTCGTGTTGACCTCTCCGACGGCGGCGCCCGCGGTCTCGAAGTCCGTCGGGATCCGGGTCGCGAGGTTCTTGACACTCTGCTGCATGTCCTCGAGCGCCTGCCCGGACGCGCCGGTTTTCTGCGTCACGATGTCGAGCCCGGAATCCACCTCGCCGAACGCGGCAAGGGAGGCCGCGCCGATCGCTGTGATGGGCGCGGTCACGCCCTTGGAGAGGGACTCCCCGACGCCACTGATCTTGCCGCCGACCTCCTGCATCTTGGAGCCGGTCTCCTTCAGGGTTGCGGAGATGGAGGAGTCGGTGTCCTTCGCTTCCTTTTCGAGGTTCTTGAGCTCCTGTTCGGTGGCGATGATCTCGCGCTGCCATGCGTCGTACTGCTCCTGCGTGACGCTGCCGTTCCCGAGGCCCTCGTCCATCTGGTCCTGCACGGACTTGAGCTGTGTGAGCTTGTCCTTGGTCTCCGCCACCGCCTGCGAGAGGAGCTTCTGCTTCTGGGCGATGAGCTCGGAGTTGGTCGGGTCGAGCTTCAGGAGCTTGTTCACGTCCTTGAGCTGGGACTGGGTGTTTCGGATCTCCTTGTTGACGCCGGACAGCGCCTTCGAAAGACCGGTCGTATCGCCGCCGATCTCGACCGTGATGCCTTTGATTCTGTCAGCCATACGTAGCCTCCTTCCTTAGAATCTGTCCATCATTTCCTGTGTCGCGATTTCCGGGTAGTCCCAGTCGTCGTTGCTCATCTCCGCGTACATGTCGTTGACGGTGCCGATCGTCAGGAGGTCGAGCTCCGAGATGGAAAGCCCGATCTGCACGCAGCGGAGCAGGAAGAGCGGGGTCGTCATTTCCCGCTCTGTCGCATGCCGTTTTTTTTAACGGCCACCTCCTGCTCCGTGTTGAGCCCCCACAGCTCGATGATCTGCGGCAGGATCTCGTAGATCGAGAACGTGCCGAACTCGTCCAGCCATTCCTCCGGAGTGTCCGGAACGGTCTTGTCCGCGTGCTTCGCCATGAGCCACGCGATGTTCTCGAACAGCTCGAGGCTGAACGTGTCAAGGCTGGAGTTCTCGGCGTCGCTTTCGTCGATGCCTTTCTGCAGCTCGCTCAGGTCGCGGTAGATGTCCCTGTGGAACTTGTTCCGGTAGAGCCTCGGGATCGCGGCGGACGCGCGGAACGTCACCTGCCTGCCGTCAACTTCTATTGTCTTTGTCACTGCCATGTGTTCTCACCTCACTCGCTCGTGCCGCTCGTGGACGAGGAACCCGTGGATGAGGATGCCGCGGTCGACGACGGCTCGTAGACCTTGTCGTACCATGCGTCGTACACGGCGTCGGTGGTGTTCGTGCCGGTCTTGACCTTCACGAGCCCGGACGGGAGCGGGGACACGGTGAGGGAAAGGGTCTCCGTTTGCACGTCCGTGGAGTCCTCCTTCGTGGAGCCGGACACGGACGGGCGGGTCGCCGAGCAGTAGTACATGCAGTGGCGGATCTTCCGCTGGTCGCCGGAGAACTCGAAGAGGAGAGCGAAATGCTCCGGCTCCACGTCCTTGTTCTCGGCGATGACGCCATTGGCGTCCTCCGTCTCGTGCATCACGTCCGTGAGGAAGCTCTCCGGGATGAGGGCGAGCTCGAAGTCGCCGGAATACCCGTTGTTGTTCGAGACCATGTAGTACACGGAGTCGTCCGCGTAGAACGGGTCGTTGTCGCCCTCCGCGTCAAGGGAGAGCGATACCGCGCCGGGCATGGCGACGGGCATGCCGAACGTGACCGTACCGTCCTCGGCGAGCGTCGCGATCGCGTAATGGCAGTTCCTGAGGCCGAACTTGACCTTGTTTCTCTTGTTAGCCATATCTGTTAACCTCCTATGATCTGTGTCTGGTACAGGACCTCGTACATCCGCTCATCCGCGATCCACACCTCCGATTTCTCGAAGGGGAGCTCATGCGCGGCGAGGATGCCCTCGATCCGGGTCTCCATCTCGGGGTCCTTCCTGTCCGTGTAGAGCTCGATGCTGAGCTCGTCGATCTTCTGGAAGACCGCATCGTCAGCGAACAGGTTGTCGCTTCCCGGGAACAGGAAGCAGATGAAGGGCGGGTCCGGGGACTCGCCCTCGGCGAAATGGTCGTAGGCGACGGGAAGCACGGTCTCCTCGATCATCGCTTTCGTTTCCTCGAATGTCATGGGATGTCATCCTTTCAGCTTGCTTTCGATGGTCTCGGCGAGCTTCTCGTTGCCGCGCTGCTCGGCGCTTGCGATATGCGGCCTTGCGGCGACCCTTCCGCCGCCTCGCTTGGCGTGCCCGTGTTCGAGCAGGTGGGCGATCTGGTAGCGGTTCCTCGAATGCACGACGAGGTCGATGGATTCGGAGTCCTCGTGGACGTTCTTCACGGACCATGATTTCTTGTATTTCCCCGTGTCCACCGGGGCGCTGTCCTGGATGTCCTTGCGGACGGATTTCGCCGTTTCCTTCACGGCGTCCTTCAGGTCGTCCGCCGCGATGCCCGCGTATTTCCCGAGCTCCGCCATGATGGCGGAGTCCATGTCGTCGATCGATGTGTTTCTGCTCATGTGTCCTTCTCCAGCCTGCAGTTGAATTTGATCGAGTTGCGTTTGTATCCCATCGGGTTCACGTAGGTGATGTTGTAGGTCTTGCCCTCGGCGAGGATCCTGTACTTTGTGGATTCGACCACGGCGAGCTCGGAGCACCAGCGGCAGGTGAAGTCGAGGGACTCCTCGGGGCTGATGATCTCGCCGCTCGACTCGGAGCCGCTCTGCGTGCCGATTGTGGCGTGGCATGTGAAGTAGTCCGTCCATCTGGCGGCGTGGTTTCCGTATTTGTCGACCGTGACCGTGTTCTTCTGGAAGGTCACGGGGACGCGGAGGGCGGCGATGTTCATCAGAAGTCCTCCTTCCTGACGCCGAAGAGCAGCGCGCGGAGCGTGAGGTTCAGCTGGCTGTGGTTCGCCTCCTCACGGTGCTCGTAGAGATACGCCACGGTGTAGAGGATGGCGATGCGCATGCGGATGAGGATTTTCTCCTCGCCTGACTCCCACTCCTCGTCGGAGAAACGGGCGATGTCCTGCACGATGCCTGTTGCGGATGCGATGAGATGTGTGATCAGCTCGTCCTCGTCGGAGGAACTGACCCTGAGATAGGTTTTCGCTTCGTCAAGCGTCACTTCCATAAGGCACCTCCATAAAAAAGACGGACACCTCCGGGAGAACCGGAGATGCCCGTGTGATGGTCAGCACGCGGATCAGGCGGATGCCTTGACGGAAAGGCCGCGCACGGCCTCCGGCAGGATGAGCTTGCCGTCGACCCTTTCGGAGGCGAGGAAGCCGATCTGCCCGTTAGCCGCGTACAGCTCGGACAGGCGCTTGAAGGAGCGTCCCTGGCGGTCGGCGATCCAGTAGTAGGAGAAGTCGCCGAACAGGATCGGCACGTTCCCGGCCGCCAGTTCCGGCGCGTAGATGCTCGTCCTGTACGGGCGGTTGAGGATGGTGTCCGGCTGGCCTGCGACCACGCTCGGCTGCCAGATGTAATTTCCGTTGCCGTCCTTGATCTTGCGCAGCGCCTTGACGGTGGAGTCGTTCAGGATCCACACCGCGCGGTTGCGGTACACGCTTCTCAGGGAGTGGAACACGTCCATGATCTGGTCGAAGGTGAGGCTCGTGTTCGCGATCTCCGTGGTCGCCCCGTCGGTCGCCTTGACCTTGGTGAAGACGCCCTCCGGCTTCTTCTGGCCGTCGCCGACGAGGAACGCCTCCTCCTCGGCGGCACCGATTCGGCGTGCGAACTCGGTGGAGATGTAGCTCTCGAGGTCGAAGACGGAGTCGTTCATCAGCTCCTCGGACACCTTGATGGCGGTGCCGAGCTTGTACGCGGAGAGCGTGATCTGGTCGAAGGTCTCGTCGGATTCCGGGTACAGGCCGTTCTCCTCCATCCAGCTCGCCGTCCCGTGGGATGCGACGATCGGGATGGTGTGCGTCCCGCTGTCGGTCTGGATGACGTGGGCGAGGGAGCGGAAGAAGTTCTCGTCGGTCAGCGCCTGCACGAGCTGCCTCTCGTATTCGTCCGGGACGAGGTAGCCGCCGTTCGCGTCGGTCCCGGCCTCGAGGACGTTCTTGACGTCGTACCAGTTGCGCTTGCGGATGCTGTCCCAGAACGCGGTCTTGTACGCCTTGGACGCGATGCCCGGCTTGTCGTCCGGCTCGTCCTTTGCTCCCGGTTTCCCGGTGAGCGGCGCGGAGGTCGGCTGGGAGAGCATCCTGTCGATCTGCTCCTGACGCTGCAGGCGTTCGATGTCGTGCGTGAGGTCAGTGACCTCCTTTTCCATCCTGTCATAGGTGGCGGCGTCCTCCGCGGACACGTTGCCGCCGCCCGTGGAGTGGGTGTCGAGGAAGTTCTTCGCGGCGTCCCACGCCTTGGCTCTTTTTTCCATAAGGTCCATGATCCTGGTCATTTCAGATTCCTCCGTTTCGTTTCAGTGGCTGAGAAGCGACAGGCGCTTCTGTAGGTCTGCGGCCTTGACGGCCGGTTTCGTGTCTTTCTGCGCGGGTGCGCGCTTCGGGATGAGCTTGGAAAGAAGCGAGTCGGTGACGGCCTTCCGCGAGAAAAGCATCCCGGCCTCCGTGCCGCCCTCCGTATCCGTGCCGTCCTCCTCGGCTGGCCCGGTGCCGTCCGCGAAGAGGATCTCGTCGGCGAATCCGAGCTTCTTCGCCTCCCTGGCGTTCATCCAGGTCTCGGCGTCCATGAGCTTCGAGATCTTGTTCCGGGACAGCCCGGACTTGAGCTCGTAGGCGTTCATGATGCTTTCCTTGACCTCGGAGAGCATGTCGATGGCTTTCTGCATTTCCTCGCTGTCGCCGATCGCGATGGTCGCGGGGTTGTGGACCATGAGCATCGCGACGGGGCTCATGCAGACCTTTGTCCCGGCCATCGCGATGACGGATGCGGCGGATGCCGCAAGCGCGTCGATCTTGACGGTCACGTCGTACGGGTAGTCCATCAGCATGTTGTAGATCTGCGCGGCTGCGAAGACGTCCCCGCCGGGTGAGTTGATCCAGAGGGTGATGCCGCCCTTGCCGGAGTTGAGCTCGTCCTTGAAGGCCCGTGGGGTGATCTCGTCGCCGTACCAGGTCTCATCGGAGATCTCCCCGTCGAGGTAGAGCGTGCGGTCGGATCCGAAGCCGTCCGGGGTCTCGTTTCGCGCCCATCGCCAGAATTTTCTTGTCATAGGGGTTTCCTCCTTCCCCGGAGCCGGTCATCGGACTCCGATTGTTCCTGTGGTTCCTCTGCCTGTTCTTCCTGTGTTTCGCCTTGTGCCTCCGTTTCACCTGGTGCCGAGGCCGCGAAGATTCCGGCGTCCTCGAGCTTGGTCATGTTGCCGTTGATGAGGTACAGGTCGCCGCCTTCCTCGGCCGGGATGCGGTCGAGGTTCTCGAGCTCGCGGATGTCGTTCGCGCTCATCCAGCCGTTCTGGCGTGCGGTGGCGTATCCGTTCATGCGGCTCTGGTAGTCGCCTCTGAGAAGCCCGTCCACATTGAATTTGAAGAAGTATTCCTTCTTCTCCTCGGGCCGGAGGAGCGCCCTCCGCATGGACTGCTCCCAGCGGGAGACCCACGGGTCGAGCGTGTATTTCACGAATTCCAGCGATTGCTGCTCGATGTTGCTGAACGAGCTTTTCTCAAGGTCGCCGATCATGTGCGGCGGGATGCGGAAGATCCTCGCGATCTCGTCGATCTGGAATTTCCTCGTCTCGAGGAACTGCGCCTGCTCCGGTGAGATAGAGATCGGCGTGTATTTCATGCCTTCCTCGAGGACCGCCACCTTGTTGGAGTTGGCGGAGCCGCCGAAGGCCGTGTTCCAGCTTTCCCGGACCCGCTCCGGGTCCTTCACCACGCCGGGGTGCTCGAGGATCCCGCCGGGCGTCGCACCGTTGGCGAAGAACTTCGCGCCGTACTCCTCGCAGGCGATCGCCATGCCGATCGAGTTTTTCGCCATTGCGATCGGCGAGTAGCCGACGAGCCCGTCGAAGCCGAGACCCGGGATGTGGAGCACGTCATACGGCGAAAGTCTGACTAGGCTCCCGGTCATCGTGTGCGCCTCGTCCTGCGAGGTCTGGTATTCGTAGTAGAGCTGCCCGTTCTCGTCCCGGTCGACGGTCATGCGGTTCGGCATGAGCGGGTAGAGCGCTATGACCTCGCCTTTGCCGTTTCGGATGATCTGCGCGTAGGCGTTGCCCCACAGGAGCAGGTGCGTCATGAGCGTTTCCCGGAAGACGAAGCTCGTCATCTCGGGGTTCGGCTCGTCGTGCAAAAGCTCGTAGAGCGGGTGGTCGATGGCTTTTTCCTTGCTGCCGTTTTCCGTGTAGCGGTACAGGTGCAGTGGCAGTCCCGCGATCGCCTCGGACAGGATTCGGACGCAGGAGTAGACCGCTGTCATCTGCATGGCGGAGCGTTCCGTCACCGTCTTGCCGGAGGTGGTGCCTCCGAAGAAGAAGCGGTAGCTGCTTGCGGCGGTGGAGTCCTTTGGCTTGTCGCGGCTTTTGAATATTCCTCTGAATATGCCCATGGGCTTGTCCTCCGTGTGTTTCAGATGAAAAGGATGCCGCGGCTGTCATAGACGGACTCGGCATTGTCGTTTCCCATGCGGATCGCGCGGTCGAGGGCCATGATGGTGGCGATCGCGCCGTCGATCTTCTCCGTGGATTTCTCCTTGTCGGCCTTGATGTTCCCGGCGGGGTCGGTGCGGATGTAGATGTTGTCCATCATCCAGCGGAGGACCGGATGCCCGCCGTGCGCGATGCGCTTCTCAAGGACGAGCTTCATGAGCTCCTTGGTGGGCGGGCTCATGTCCTTGAAGCCCTGTCCGAACGGGATGACGGTGAAACCCATGCCTTCGAGGTTCTGCACCATCTGGACGGCTCCCCATCGGTCGAAGGCGATCTCGCGGATGTTGAACCGCTCGCCGAGGCGTTCGATGAACTTCTCGATATAGCCGTAGTGGATGACGTTTCCCTCCGTGGTCTGGATGACGCCCTGTTTCTCCCAGAGGTCGTAGGGGACGTGGTCGCGGCGGACCCGGAGGTCGAGCGTGTCTTCGGGCACCCAGAAGTACGGGAGGATCGCATACCTGTCGTCATCGTCCTGCGGAGGGAACACGAGGACGAAGGCGGTGATGTCGGTCGTGCTGGAAAGGTCGAGCCCTCCGTAGCAGACGCGGCCCTCAAGGTCGTCCTCGTTCACCGGGAAGTCGCAGGCGTCCCATTTGTCCATCGGCATCCAGCGGACGGACTGCTTCACCCACTGGTTGAGGCGGAGCTGCCGGAAGGCGTTCTCCTCGCCGGGGTTTTGCTTCGCGCTCTCGCAGGCCGCCTTGACCTTGTCGATGCCGACCGTGATGCCGAGGCTCGGGTTCGCTTTCTTCCAGACCTTCGGGTCCGTCCAGTCCTCGGACTCGTCCGCTCCGAAGATGACCGGGTAGAAGGTCGGATCGTGCTTCCTGCCGTTCATGATGTCGAGTGCCTTCTCATGCTGCTCGTAGCAGATGGAGTGCGTGTCGTTCCCGGCGGTGGTGATGAGGAAGAACAAGGGCTGCATCCTCGCGTCGCCGGATCCTTTGGTCATGACGTCGAAGAGCTTGCGGTTCGGCTGCGTGTGAAGCTCGTCGAAGATGACGCCGTGCGTGTTGAACCCGTGCTTGTTCGCGACATCCGCGGACAGCACCTGGTAGAAGCTGTGCGTCGGCAGGTATTCGAGGCGCTTCTGCGATTCGAGGATCTTCACGCGCTTTGAGAGCGCAGGGCAGAAGCGGACCATGTCGACCGCGACGTCGAACACGATCTTGGCCTGGTTCCGGTCGGCGGCGCAGCCGTACACCTCGGCGCGCTCCTCGTTGTCCCCGCAGGTCAGGAGCAGCGCGATCGCCGCGGCAAGCTCGCTCTTTCCCTGTTTCTTCGGGATCTCCACGTAGGCGGTGTTGAACTGCCGGTAGCCGTTCTCCTTGATCACGCCGAACAGGTCGCGGACGATCTGCTCCTGCCAGTCGATGAGCTCGAACGACTTCCCGGCCCACGTGCCCTTGGTGTGGCAGAGTTGCTCGATGAAGAGCACCGCGTAGTCCGCGAGCGTCTCGTCGTAGCGGGAGGTCGGTTCCATGAACCTCGTCGTCCTGTAATCCTTGAGCTTTCGAATCGCCAATGGGTGTCCGCCTCCTTTTTTGGCAAAAGAAAAGACCGCCTGGGCGGTCTGCGAAAAATCTATTCGGCACGAGAGCAAGAGCCTTGTCGGCTCTGCTTTCGGGACGTCCGGAATCCGGATGGTTGTTAGTTGTACTGCTTCAGGAGAGCCGCGTAGGCAAGCTGGCTTGCCTCGTCCTCGGGTTCGATGTCCCAGCCGCGGTCGTAGTTCAGGGTGGTCCTGCCGCCGACCCGGAGCTCCATCTTCGAGATGCGGCCTCCGTCGATCCCGTAATCCTCGGAAGGCTCCGCGTAGTGCTTCATCCAGTATTTCACGCTTGTCCCGTCGATCAGAAGCGTTCCTTCGTCCCACATAGTCGTACCCTCCGTTTGCTGTGCTTTTCCCTTTCGGTGTGTACATATATCACTCTGGACGCCCGTGATAGCAAGTCGTTTCCGGAGAATATATGTGACGATCCCGCGGCGGTTTCGTCTCGGCGGATTGTGTGGTCTACAGCTGGAATTCGATGCCGTTGCGGCGTTCGGGTTCCTTGCTTCCGAAGCGGTGGTCGTCCGCGCGCGTCACCGTCCTGAGGCCTGTCATCCTGCATCCGCGGGCCCTCAGTCCGTAGATGCCGTCCATGAGCGCCGTGCTCTGGTCGGTCACCACGATCGTGGTGATGCCCGCGTCCCTCAGCGTGGCGGTGAAGTCGGCGAGCTCATTCTCCCGTGGGAGATCCTCGACTTCGAATGCGTCAGCGCCTCGTTTCAGGCTCCGGTCGTAGGCGGTGAGGGCCTTCACCGCGCCTTGCGTGAACGGGTACGGGAACTTGGCCTTCTCGCGTTCGTCGAAGGCTTTCACGCCGTCCCAGTCGTCCGCATCGATCATGGCCTCGCGGTCTTTTTCCCGGATGGCCTTCGCCTGGTTGTAGGCGATCGCCGTTTCCCGCATTTCCTCGAGTCTGCTGTTCGTTTTCATCATGTGTTCCTCCGGTTTTCGCTTGTTTACTTGGTTTTCTGTGCCTTTCGGCATGTCTATACATCACTCTTTCGAGGGTATATAGCAAGTCAATTCGATAACGTCCGGATTCTTGCGCAGTTTTGAGGTGGTGGGAGCATAGCCCGTCCTGTGTGTACGATTTTCAATCGCTGAAAGAGAAAACCGATTGGAAAGCAGGTACGGGCCATGCCCAAGCACATT